ACTCTCTACGCAGCCAAAGTTAATCCAATTGCAACATTCCCTGGAACAGGAATTTCAGTATTCGGACAAAAAACTTTACAAACTAAAGCATCAGCTTTGGATCGAGTAAATGTTCGTCGATTATTAATTGCTCTTAAGAAATTTATTGGTGATCAAGCACGTAACTTAGTATTCGAACAAAATACTATCACTACTAGAAATAAATTCTTAGCAACAGTTAATCCTTACTTAGAATCAGTAGTACAACGTCAGGGACTATATGCTTACCGAGTAGTAATGGATGATACCAACAACACAGCAGATGTTGTAGATAGAAATCAATTAGTAGGTCAGATCTTTATTCAACCAACCAAAACTATTGAGTTTGTAGTATTAGATTTTACAATCGAACCTACAGGAGCAACGTTCGGATAATAATTAAAAAACACACATATTTATAATTAAATAAATAAAATAAGATGGCAGTATTAGATCCAAACGAAATAATGTTCAGAGCCTTTGAACCAATGGTTCAGCACAGGTTTGTAATGTATATAGATAGTATCCCAGCATTCATGGTTAAGAATGTAAAAGCACCTAACTTTACAGATGGTGTTATTAAACTTGACCACATTAACTCTTACCGAAAAGTAAGAGCCAAAAGAGAGTGGCAAGATATGGATATGACTTTGTATTCACCAATCACTCCTTCAGGAGCACAAGCCGTAATGGAATGGGCTCGTTTAGGATACGAATCAGTAACAGGTAGAGCTGGTTATTCAGATTTCTACAAAAAAGACTTAACTTTAAATGTGTTAGGTCCTGTTGGAGATATCGTAGGAGAGTGGATTATAAAAGGAGCTTTCCTTACTAAAGGTGACTTTGGTCAATTTGACTGGACATCAGCTGATGGTATTGTAGAGATTGGAATTTCAATAGCAATGGATTACTGCGTCTTAAATTATTAGAGCTGTATACTGAACTATTGGTTTATAAAATTAATGCCTATTTATAGTAAAGTAAATAGGCATTTTTTTATGGAACAATATTTTAAATTAATTAGACAGGTACTACAAGAGGGTAGGAATAAAGGTCAAGGAACTTACTACGAAGCACATCACATAGTCCCTAAGAGCTTTGGTAAGAAATCAACAACAGTGCTGTTAACTCCTGAAGAGCACTTTACAGCTCATAAAATACTGGCAGAGTATTGGAAAGACCATTCAACCTACGGTAAAAAAATGCTTTGGGCTTTTCACAGAATTTCTTATGATGGGAAAAGGAAGTTAACTAAAGAAGAGTATGGAGATGCTAGGAGAATTTTACAAGACTTGTGGAAAAGTGAAAAAAGCATTCCACATAAAGAAAAGATATCAATTGCACTGAAAGGAAACACAAATAACTCTTCAAGAGTGTTTAAGGGAATGAAATCAGACATGACAGAGGAAGGGAAAGCTTCTTTATCAAAAAAAACAACAGAAAGACAAGTAGGTAGTAAGCAGTGGACAAAAGGTCCCTATACAGTAACATTTGACAATGGAAAGACAGTAACCAAACAATCGTACCCAGACCTATCTAAGGAAGTAGGAATAGCTTACGCTACACTACAGCACAGACACAAACACAGTCCAGGAGTCTTCAAAAAAGGATGGAAGATAGAGTAGTCCAGGCTTTGTTGTTTTATAAAAGTTTTTTCGATATATTTATATATGAAACTAGTTACTAACAAATAAAATTTATGGAACAAAAGCAGAAATTTCCTACCGAAATGGTAGAGTTGCCTTCAAAAGGATTACTATATCCAAAAGATTCCCCACTTGCAGCAGGTACAATTGAAATGAAGTACATGACAGCCAAAGAGGAAGACATCCTAACAAATCAAAACTACATCCAGCAAGGAACAGTTATTGACAAATTACTCCAATCACTTATTGTAACTCCAATTACATATGGAGATCTATTGGTAGGAGATAAGAATGCAATCCTAATTGCTTCTCGTATTTTAGGTTATGGAAAAGATTATGAGTTTGAATATGGTGGAGAAAAGCACATGGTAGATTTATCCGAAGTTAAACACAGAGAAATTAACTACGACTTACTAAAATCAGGTAAAAATGAATTTGCATTCACCATGCCTGCAACTGGAACAAACGTTACGTTTAAAATCCTAACTCATGCTGACGAATTGTCAATTGATCAAGAAATAAAAGGATTACAAAAACTTTACAAAGATTCATCAGCACAACTTACTACAAGACTAAAAAGAATAATTACGTCAGTAGAAGGAGACAAAGAACCAAAAGTAATTAGAGATTTTGTAGACAACTACTTACTTGCAAGAGATTCTAGAGTGTTTAGAGAACACATCAAGCAAGTCCAACCTGATGTAGATTTAAAGTTCTATCCAGAGAACGGACCAGATGGAGGGGTTGATATTCCAATTGGAATTACCTTTCTATGGCCTGACGCCGGAGTATAGAGCAGCTTTATTTAACCAACTTCATGACATAGTTTTCCACGGAAACGGAGGATACTCTTTTGAAACCGTATATAGTTTTCCAATATGGCTACGAAGATTTACACATAGAACGATGGTTGAATACTACGAAAAGCAAAACAAAGAACAAGAAAAAGCATCAGGACAAAGCTCCGTTTTACAGAACGGAAAAATTAAAGCACCTGACTATAGTACTAAAGCCCGTAATTAATATGGGCTTTACCTATTTATAATAAACTACTAGCATAGATGACACCAAAACAACAACAACAGTTTGACGATCTAAAAAACCAAATAGGTGGCCTAGGTGGAGACACCAAAGCATGGGATGCACAACTGCAAGCAGCAGGTGGTAGTGTAAATAAGATAGCTAAGTTGCTAGTGCAAATGCAAGGAGCATACAATGCACTAAACCAAGCAGCTAATGGGTTTAACCAAAGCTTAAATGATAGTTTAGATTTAGCGAAAGCTATTGTTGATGAGTTGTATAAACAAGAAGGTCCCATAGTACGAGCTAAAAAAGCAATGGCAGGGCTAGTATCAATAGGTCAACAGTTAGTAGATGAAGAAAGGGAGATTGATGCATTTAGTGAAAAAAGATTAAAAGATCTAGCTAAACAGGCATCCATGAAGTTGAAAAACTTCCAGACCGAAGCACGAAACATAGCAGGAAATCTTAGCATACAAGACAAGATAGCGAAAATTGAGCAAGATCAGATTACTATCGCACAGATGCGAAGCAGGCAAGATAGTGCAGCCCTTAGAAAACTTGCACAGAAAAAGGAAGATGAGCTAAACATACTAAATGGGTATTTACTCCAAGATAAAGCATACAGAGCTATTCAAGTTGCTGCAGAAAAAAGATATAAGCTAGAAAAAGAAACTACAAAAACTTTTGGACTCACAGGTGCAGCATTATCAGCGGCTTCAAGCATTGCCTCTAAATTTGGAATGTCACATGTACAAGATCAAATAGAAGACATTAACCAAAAGCTGCGAGAAGAAATGCGGAAGGAAATTGAGCTTAATGGTGACAAGGCTTTGGGATTTGGTCGTAGATTTGTATATGCAGCTAGAGCAGTGGGAGATGTTTCAAAAGCCTTGGTCAAAGGAATGTTTGATCCATTATTCATAATGAGTAAAATATTTGGTGCATTTCTAGATGTAAACAAACAAGCAGTCGAACTAACAAGACTAACAGGCCAAAATAGCGAAGCCTTAGCAGGAGCAAACTTCAGACAAGCAACATCAGTAGACTTCCTAAAAACAGCTGTTGAATTAACACAGCAACTAGGATTCAATGCTCAAAACATATTTTCAGCAGACGTAATTGCAGGAGCAGCAGAACTTAAAAACATGATGGGACTTTCTGCAGAAGAGGCAGGAGGTTTAGCGTTGATGGCACAATCTAGTGGAAAAAGTATTGACAGCGTAACAGACAGTGTAGTTGCCACAACATCTGCCTTTAACAAAGCAAACAGATCTGCAGTCAGCCAAGGACAAGTACTAAAGGATGTAGCAACAACATCAGACTCCATAAAATTATCACTAGGAAATAACCCTGAAGCAATATCAAAAGCAGCATCAGCAGCAAGAAGATTAGGATTGGAATTAAAAGACGTCGATCAAATAGCAGCTTCGTTGTTAGAATTTGAAACATCTATTGAAAATGAGTTAGAGGCCGAACTATTAGTAGGTAAGGATCTTAATTTAGAAAAAGCAAGAGAGCTTGCATTAAATAACAATCTAGCAGGAGTAGGAGAAGAAATCTTAAA